TGGGTTCAGTATTAGCGACAGCAACATCAGCAGTGGCAACTGTTGCCGTAGACATAGATACTTTTTTTGGTGGTAATTTTACTCTGGCTCCACTTCCAGTTCGTGTTTCGGTTGGTCATATATATGATTTGGAGCCAATGGTTATATCAAATGTTACATTACAACCATCAACAGAAACATTTCAAAATTCTATAGGAGCCCACATACCGATATTTATGTCTGCTAAGATTCAATTTAAATATTGGATGAATCCTGGACCTAATAATAAATGTATATCAATAATCGGCGATGAAATGTTTGGTTCAAAGGAAAATAAATAATATGACAACTGAAACATATCCAAGATTAAGAAATAATTCTTTTAATTATAATTCATATAAAACGATACCATCGGTACAACAAGGTCGTTTAGATTTATTTAGTTATGCCCAGTATAATACACCATTTATGAATAAAGTTATTGGTGCTGCAAATAAAATGCGTAATATAATGATGCTTAGACCTGGTATAAGAAAATATGATGAATCTGTAAGAAATGAATTGATTTTAAAAGGATATACTGGCGATAAATTAGAACAAGAGTATAATAAAGTAATGGATGATATTATTGTTGGTGATAATACGTGGATATCATATGATAATAATGTTAATGGTGTTATAACAGAAGCAATATTAGATAAAGTATTATTAATTCCATCATATGATTCAATGGAAACGTGGTATAGTAGATATAATACATTGCAGGATACATAATGCTAGATAAATATAGTGGAAATAGTTTTAATATTGGATTTTATATAAATGATAGAATATTTACTGCGGATTCTATTATTGATTTTCAATTATTACTCGGTTTTAATAATATACCATATGGAAAGGTGAGTTTAATAATAAATGCTGATCCTGATTTTAAGATAAATACTGGTGATTATGGATATATTTTATTTGTTGGTACTGATATAACATCATTAGATACATCAGAATTATCTATTTACATTATAAATTCGGCATTAAATGGTGTATCGGGAAAACAAACCGAATTTAAAATAGAATTTAAATTTGGAACACCCAAATCGTTGGAACCCATATCATATGCGTATACAGGGAATAGCTTAGATGCTATTAAAGAATCATTTACACATAATGCTTATCAATGTATAAATATATTAAATGAAAATAATATGGCAGATACGAATGATAATATGGTTTGGAAGTATATATCTGATAATATGGAATCTCGTGCTACTGAAATAATATCACATACCATTAGGCAAAATGATTATGTTTTTTGGTATTTTGATGAAAATTATGCATCATATGCGATCTCATCATTTCAATTATCACAAGAAATGGGTTCCCGTTATGCAATGATATATAATAAAAATGCATTATCGAGTACATCGGCATCAACATATACAGATACTAATAGTGGAATAAAAATATGGTTATATCCAAATGAAAGTAGAGAAAACTTATTGGGATCAAAATTAAAAGAATTATATCCAAATTTAGTATTTAGTACAATATCAAACGGAAGTGTAAATGTTGGAAATTGTAAGGGTGACTGTTTTTCAAATGTTATGAAATCGTTGGGTGATAATACACAAGAAACATTACGTACACAGATGAATATAAGTAAAAATTCTACTTATGGTGATGTAAAATTAATACAAAATTATCCAAGTAATACGCATAAATTATATTCATTATCTCCTGATATAAGGGAGAGAATATTGGCAACATATGGTAAAGTATTATATGTATCATTATATAATTCACTTGGCCCAGAAATAGGATCACTTATTAATGTATTAACATATAAACCAAACAGTTTAGTAGAAATGCCTACTATTGATCCAATATATACTGATCAATATATAGTAGCCGAAAAAGCAATATTACAGGGTAGATATTTGAAAAGTGGTTTGTTAAATGTACCTAACAGAGATGAAACTTCTGATTATATAATAAAAATAAAATTAATATCAAATCATATAAACGATAGTGGATTGGAAGCAACATTAAATGTGTTTAAAACTATAGATATTGATAATTATAGTAAGGCAGTGTTATGATATTAGAAGATGGATTATATGATGCAATAGTAATAACTAATGAAATAGATCCTACCGCTAGTGGTGGGGTTAGAGCTAAAATATTGGGTTATACTGATACATATAAAGATAATGAACAGCCATTTGTATATCCAGAATTAATAAATGGTCAGCAATCAGTTCCATTAAAGGGATATTATTTAAAAGTGAAATTTCTTCATGGAAACATTAATATGGGAAGATATGTTGCCGTTTCCCAATCGGCTAATTATTTACCTAAAGAATATGTTTCTCAATATCCATATATATCATATACTAATTTAGGAACTGATGGTTATTATATGATATATAATAGAAATACAAATATTACTAATATAGTAAATAATATAACAGAATATAATATAACCGTTGATCAAAATGGCATGAGTGTGTATGATTCTGATAAAGCATATAGCAATGCTGGCTATGGTGCAAATAATAATACTGGAATAAAAAATCATCCTGTATTGACAGAAGCGACAATTGATATATTTACCGCTATGCCAGTAGGAAACAATAAAGCAAATGGTGGGTTAAATCAAGGCACAGAATATGCGTCAATATCACATGTATCACAAGCAACAATAGATGCCTTTAATGGAACATTAACGGCAAATAAAGATACTACGCAGATAAGTGCAAGCGATCCTATTAGTGATTCTGATGTGGAAACAAATGCAATATATGATTCAACTGGTACAGTTGTTGAAAATATACAATATCATAACACAGAAAATTATATAAAACGAACTGGTAAAAAAGCAAAATTTATTTTTATAAGTATAACAAATGGAGTTTCTTTCCCAGAAACATCCGCAAAAATAGTAGAAAATAATTCAAAATTTAGTTGCCACTATTTAGTAGGACGAGTTGAAGGTGATCCAGAAATAATATCTACTACACCACAAATAAAAAATAGCGGGTTTGTACAATTTGTTGATATTAATAATGATAGTTATTATGGAAATAATACCACAGTTACATTAAATAAAAATAAAAAAACTAATATTGATTCAGTTGTAATATTATTGGTTGCTTCTAATGATTTATCAAATAAAACTATGGGTGGTTATACAAATTATCAATATACAAAAATTAAAGAATTAGTAGAACATATACGATATAAAGTTGGTGATTCTATACCTATTGTTATTAATGATGACACTACTGGTATACCTTCATTAGTTTCTATGAGTAATTTTGATAAATCGCAGGTGTTATAATATGGCAGCAACATGTATAGATAATATAGTTAATCAAAATGTTTCATCTTCTGGAATATCAAATGCCGCATCATCTTCTGGAACAACAACAGCAAACGAATCAAAAACTACTAATTATTCACTAAATTCAGGCACAACAGGAAATGGAAATAGTAAAACAATATTAACATCATTTACCGATGCTGTTAATAATCTAGCAAATAGCATACAGAGCGAATCAAATTATATTAATAATACAGATTGTAGTCAAGTTGTTATAGATTGGATAAATTCTCAATTACCATTCTCAATTACAAGTGTTTATAATGATATGAATTCATTATCTTCTGGAATGACTAATTTTTCGTATTTAGGTAATATTAAAAATGTTCCTTTTTATAAACAAAGTTGTTCTTTAGTTTCAAATTGGTCTGCTATGTTATTGCATTATATTAATATAATAACAAAACTGGCTTATGTTGTTTTTGATAAAATTGATACTGCTAGAATTAGATTAAAAAATGCTTTATTAAATTATACTACTGCTATTAGAAATTGTATTCAAAGTATTATAAAAGATGCTACAAATAAATTGATAATATCCGTAGATTCAACATTAGGTGTGGATTGGGATAGTATAATAAGTTTTATGAATGATTGCCCATGTATGACCAAATGGATTGCTACATTAACAGGATGCACTAAAGATGATGATGGTAATGATATAACAGATAATGCAACTAAAGTAATCGAATGTGTAAAAAAATCTGGTATTTTTTTAGATTCAACTGAAGTAGCAAATTCTATAAATAGTTGGGTTAATGAATATGTAAATGATAATATTAACGAAATTTGTAAATATATAAAGAAATGGATAAAATATATATTTAATTCAATTATAAAACCATTGAGAAAATTAATAAAAGAATATTCTAAATTATTAACAAAGAAAATAAATGTTAATGAATTTATAAAATTGTTAGGATATTCCGAATGTTTTTTTGTATATACAACCGAATATAAAAATGGAATATCATATTATGGTATGTCTATCATTGATATGATAAATACTATAAAAGGTTGGATAACCTGTTTTAAATCCATATGTCCAAGTTTTACCGAAGAAATGAAATTGAAAATTAAGGAAATTAATGAAAATTTAAGACTTGATGATTATTATTGGAGACGAGCATTTGAGATAGATTTATATACCATGTGTATAGCAAACAAAGTAAACAGTGCAACTTCTCGTGATACTGTTATGCGAGATTTATATACTGATTCTGATTCAGGAACAAAACCGTTTGATTCTATAAACGATTCAATTAGCAACATGACAACAGCCGAATCAACAACAAATAATAGTGATAAAACATTAAATGCACTTGATCAGTCAATATTATTTTCATCATCACAAGAGACGGAAAATGATGTAAATGTGGGCACGTATTCAATTACAAAATATGAAGAACAAATATTATTAAATGTTGCAAAATGTTTGACAAATGGTAAAGATGATTATTTTACTGAAAAATTATATCAGTTGATTAGATTTACAAATTTTTATGCTATTGATACCGATACATATGTAGAATTAAAGAACTGTTTAGATTCTTTAGATTCAATGAATGTTGATTTTAATTCACATCCAGTAAGATTATTTTCAAATAATGATAATCGATCTGAAATAGTTAATATGGTTGAAAATGATAAAGAAAATTATTTTGTTGAAAGCGAATATAATGATACTATTGTTAACAAATTTTTAGAAACCAAATATGTAATTAATTTTTCTGATTTAAGTAAATCATTTTATAATATATATTCACAGGTAATCTAAGTATGAATTATTATAAAGATACCCATAAAGGGAATTATAAATTAGTACATCCTGAAAAATATATGTCTAATATACCATTCCCAGTATTTAAATCTGAATGGGAGCAAAAAATATTTGTATTAATGGATATAAATCCTTTCATAATAAAATGGGGATATGAACCATTTTCAATAGTATACGCATCTCCCCATTATTTGAAAACGGCATTATATAAACCAGATATATATTGTGAATGCAAATATTCTGATGGTAATATAAATAAATATTTAATAGAAATAAAACCAACTAAATATATGATTTTACCTAAAGAACCAAAATTATCAAAGTCTACCACAGATGCAAATAAGCTGGAAAAATTTAGAAAGAAAAAGATAAATTTTGATATGACAACCATGGATGTTATGGTTAATGCCGCTAAATGGAATGCCGCTGAAGTGTGGTGTAAAAATAGAGGTGTAAATTGGCTTATATTAAACGAAAAAAACGTTGGAAACTTGTTCAAACAATAAAAAATAACATAATTTATATATAAGAAAGGTATAAATATGTATGTCATGTTGTGATGAAAAAGCTGTAATACAAGGAATTTACAAACCACTCAATGAGCGACTTATTGAATATGGAAAAGAAGCGTTTAGTGATGTTCAATTGAATAATAGAACTATTTTATGGATATTTAGTTTTTATGAACAAGCTGATGATTGTGAAGAATGTAGATCGTCTTTTTCTGATATGTGGGATTGGTTTCATAAATATGGTTTGTTTAATAATCCAGTAAGATCAGTTAAATCAGTTGTTGAACCAGAACCACACAATAATTTAATATATAATGATTTGGGTTTTACAAAACTACCTATGCATTTATTTTGTGATGAAAATGGAAAAATATTTGATATTATATTAGGATTTCCATCGACAGCTTGGCTTGATAAATATATATTACCTATAGTAAAAAATGATATAACTTTTAACGGATAAATATGCAGAAAAAAATAATAATTGGGTATTCAATAGATGCAGTATTAGAAGCTATATCTATATTAACACAGAGTGATAAAACTGAAGTTGTATTTTATGCAACTGGTCCTTTAGGGAGTCCACTTGATAATTTTAACGATTATATATCAAACAATGATATAATGTTATTATTACAATTCTTACCAAAATTAAAATATTCATATATATATAATCCAGAATACATCTATATACCATATGATAAAATTAAATTTAAAACTAGTTCAAATGGATTTATTCAATACCCATTTACAAAAACAAGTTTTGATGATGAAAAAGAATGGAAATGTGTATCAACATCATTGAAAAATAATAATATAAATAAAATAAAAAATGATATGACCTTATCACCATCAAAATTATTAACTGCATATAAATCAAAATTACCCAAGTGGTTTACAGAGAGTATAATAAAAAATTTAGCAAATACTAGATGGTCAAGTTTACAAATATCGCAATTTACAATGCTTGGTTTAAATTATGAATTTAATTTTGATTTAATTGATGAACCCGAATACAAAGATATTTGGTATAAGCCTGTTATATCATATAATGAATTATGCCATTCTTTATTAGAAAAATATTCAATAAAGTGCATTGATAAATCACCAGAAGAAGTAAAACGTATTATATCTAATAGAAATGTAAATGATGCATCAATAACAATAATGGATAATCGAATTGATTATTATATGAATTATGTTGGTGGTATGTTTGACAGAATGCAAATGGTATCAACTGTTGTTGATATTAATGATGTAAATATACCACAAATTCAATTTGATTGTTTTAATAATTTTATTGCATATACACCGACATTAAATGAATGGGCATATACGTATTTTGATAATACAATCAGAAAGTTTAATTCTAAAAAAGTATTTATAGCTAATGATAATACGTTATCTGAAATACCATTAACAAGAAATAATGTTAAATTATATGATACATATAAAAATATGATTAGTTTATATGGGGATAAAACATTAGATTTATGCCAACGAATACGAACATTAATAAAATGATATGTGCTATTATTCCGTGTAATAATACAATTTATTTATCAAAAATTTTAGATTCACTAAAAAAACAAAATTGTCATGCTTTTGTTGTGTTTGATAGAATACCACCAACATTATCATCAAATAGTGATATTACTGTATTACAAAATACTACCGGCACGGGTTTTCTAGCTGGTAAATGTAGAGATATTGGATTAGCTGAAGCTATTAAAACCTATGATAAGTATATATTTATAGATGATGATTGTATTCCACAACAAAAATTAGTTGAATCTCATAATAAAATATTATCAATAAATGAACCTATATGTACTGTAGGAAAACGATTAGAAAAAAAATATGGATGGAAAGATAAGCGTGAATATGATCAGAATATGTTTCATTTAGACTTATTTAAAAATGATGGTGCATTAATCTCAAATACTACATTATTAAATAATTGTTTGATTACATGGTCATGCAATATGGGATTAAATAAAAAAGCAGTTGATAGATTATATAAATTTAATAATATATATTTTAATGAAAATAGAATATTTAATTCTAAATTTGATGAACATTGGGGTGGAGAAGATAGTTTTTTGGGTATAGTTGCTTGGATAACCAGAATATTGATTCAATTGGTGCCATTTTCTGTATCTGGTGTAATGCATATGGAACATCCTAGACCAAATACAGAATATAATTTAAATCATAAAAACCTATTTGATGTTATGAAAACGGATATAATTAAAAAATGTACATCAACACCATTTAATTGGAAATTCTTTTATTGATTTTTTGATTTCCACGAATTATAATCTTTTACATTGAGTGCATTAAATTCACCAACTTGGTTTGGTAATTTTGTTGCTTCATTTTCAAAAAAATTAACATTATATTTTTGATTTCCATCTTGTTTATATAATGTATTTTTATCTGTTGCATCATCCGTTGACGATGTTCCATTTATACCAAGCGTTGTGTTATCTGCTAGTCCTCTATCAGATACATTAAAAGAACCTTGAAAGGCATTTGGTAATTTAAATGTTAATGTATATGTTGCTGGGTTTTGTGCATCGTTATCAGGAATAACATCAGGAACATTTTCCAATACAATTGAATTAAATTCAAACATTTGTAAAATATCTAAATCGGTAATATGTTTATAATTTTTATCATCGGTTTCATTATTACAACCCTTTTCAACCCACGGTCTATCGCCTAATACATCAATGCCACAATTTATTTTATGAAAAGTACTTCTTGGTTTTAATATTAATGGACTAAATTGACAATTAAATAAGGCATTAAAAAAATGCCACCACATCATGTAGGGATCATCAACAAATTTAATTGTTAATTGTAAATTTTCTGTTTGATGCCCGTTTATTATGGGGTATTTCATTGATTTTGTACTATCCATACCAAACTTTTGTTCAACATTAGCTTTAGTACCAGGAATTGTCACGCTAGTTGCATTCCAAAACATACATAAAATATGTGGATTTTTTTCTGTATTGTAAAAAATACTTTTCCAATCATTAAATAAATATTTTACTATAGATTTATTTTTAAATTTTTTTTGCGTGTTTATATTTTTTTTATCAACATCTGAATTCATTTCCATTATTTTTATAGCTTCATCAACATAATCACCCCAAAAACATATATGAAACTTATTTAAGATATGACCACGGGCATATGAATAAAATTGCGTTATATAATAATTAGAATCTTTATCAAAATCATGTGAAATAGGCATAACAACTCCTATAAGCCAGATGCTACACAGATAGCACTCATTAATTCATTAGGATCTGGTAATCTAATAATCCTAATGTTTTCAAATTTAAATGATGCTGTAAATTTTATTGTATCTATATGACCAGGTGTAATTTGTGGACTTGATAGTCCTTCACCTCGGCATCTTTCAAATCTTAAAATTTGATGCTCTCTACCCGTATCATCTCCACAATGAATATCTATAAATGGTATGTATGATAACCTATTTCTATATCTATGATCATAACCATATATTCTATTATTCATATCTAAAATTGGGAAAGCATCAGTTTGCCCACTTTGTATAGTTTCCAAATATCGATGTAATGCCCAATAATTTTCATAAAAATTATCACATAACATATTTATTGTTAATATATCATCATATTCATTATCTTCTTGTACTGGTATATATGTAACAAACTTATAATGATGTTCTTTAACATATCGTATTTTCATACCAGTGAAAACATAATCAGAAATGTTTGCGTTTATAACCTCAGAGGCAGGAGCACTTTGCGCTTGTGTTGGATCATTTGAATCATTGGTTTGATCATAAGAAACAGGTAATGCACCAATACGACATCTTAAATATCCTTGATGTACTGGTGTAGATGTTCTTGTTAATCTTCTCTGTGATTCATACATTAGACATTCTTTGGTACTTTAACAATTCCGATTAAATTGTTTTTATTTGGGGTTTGTGCATTTGATTTTATTTCTAGTTTTGATTTCACATCATTAATTGATAGTTTTTTATCAAAATCTTTTACTATAACGGTTTTATTAGAGTTATCGTTTGTATAAGGGATTCCTTCTTTACTTGATTTTGTTTCTTTACTTACTTTTAAATCTGTTGTATTTGATATTGTACCGTTATTATTAGAATGAATGTTTGTTGTAAATAAGGAAGAACTTTTTACTATACCAACTAAATCAGTTTCTTTTGGCTTGTTTGCATATGTCTTTGTAATAACTTCATTAGTTCCTAATTCTGTAATAATTTTTTTAGAATTCCCTTCCATGTTTGTTGTATTTGTTTTTAATAATGCCTTTGGTTTTAATTTTTTATCTATTATTTTTTCTGTATTTGCAAACGAATCCACAGTTACTGATCCAAATGCATCTACATTATTAGTTATTTGTTTAATAGTTGTTTTTACTGGTGTTGTTGGTTTATCTTTACCGTCTCTAGCATTACTTATTATTGTTGGTTTGGTAGTTGTATCATTTATTACTGGTTCTTTTTTATTGGGATTTTCTGCTAATTTGACAATACCGGTATTATCTTTTAATTTTTGTTTACTTGATTTTTCAATAAAACTATCCCACATATCCATTATATCAGGATTTTTTTCAATATCTTTATCAAATTTAGGCATTTTCACAACGCCTGTATTATTTGATACAATATAGTTATCTAATTTTCGTTTATCTGTTGCATAATCCGTATATGTAGTATATGTATTATCATTTATAGGAGTCCAACCCGGAAAAATAGAACTAACATCTAATCCTTTAGCTGGTTTAACATCTTGTTTTTTTGTACTTTCTAATTGTACATTCATGCTATTTATTAATTCTTTATCTGTTGGTAAATCAAACATGTCTATCATGATAAACTCCATTTATATTTAATTATAGTTTATATATTTGTTTTATATTTTTGTAATAATTATATTATAAACTAATAATGTAAGGTAAATTATGAAAGCAAAAAAATTATCTGGTATACGTTTAATTAATTATATAACCGATGGACTTAATTGGAAAGATCATAAAGATATAATTTTAGATTTTTGGATAAAAAATGAATGCCAAAAATATAATTATTCTCCTAAACAGTTTATTAATATGTATTTAGTTGAACAATTACCAAACGAAGCACAACAAAAATATGAAGATTGGTTTAAAGAATATGATTTCCAAAATGAACGTGATATAAATTGGATAGAATTTGTAAATGGAACATTAAATTTATTTTATCACACAAAAGATCCACAAGAAGAAAGTGTTGATGAGTGGTATATTAATATGATGAAATCAGAAGTAGAAGCTCGCGATATTGCCGAAACCCAAACATATCACGGCTCTCCTAATATTAATGCATTTTGGAAAATTGATACAAATAGTAAACCCGAAGAAGTTGGCGGAAGACGAAATGGATATATGTATACATTGCAGTTAAAAGATATATCAGCAAATGATACTCGGGGTTTTTATTGGGCTATTGTATTTCAGTGCCCAGAAACCGTTAGTTTAGGATATGATGATAGTGGAACATATAAACGCAAATGTATTAATTGGGCGGCTGATGCAAAACACATGACTCTTTTAAGAATAACCGCAGATGGTAGATTTAAAATAGAACCAATATATGTTGAAGGTAAAGTATGGAAATCTAGTAGGCACATACCAGAAGGAAATATAACAAATCAACCATTAACAGCGAGCGCGTTATTTAAATATTTAAATGTAAATTTTAATTCAATGTATGGTGTTTGGGATAAAATAGATGAAAAAGTTAAGAATTTACGTGAAAACACAAATGAAAGAAAAAACGCATTAAATACATTTAATGATGAAGAAATAAAAGTGGGTAAATTGATAAGTAATATTGATTTATTTATTAAAGAAGGTAATGTTTCTGATGCTAGACGAGAGTATAATAAAGCTGTTAGACAAGCCATAAAAAACAAGATTAGACAGAGAGATAAAGAATTAAAAAAGAAAATTAGAGACGTTGAAAAAGAGGAAACTCGTAAAGTAAATAATAAAAGAACTAGTTTACACTTTTCTTAATTATAATGAGGTTTCAAATGTGTTTTCAATTTCAGAATCAATATCCGATGTTTTTGTTGAATCTTTAATATTTTTTAATAAATCAGTTTCTGTTGGTAAATCGGAATTATTTATATCGGATGAATTTTCGTTGTTTTCATTATTTATAGATTCTGAATTTGTATCAACACTGTTATTGTAGATATTATCCCCATTTGTTTTTTGTGGATTATCACCTACTTTAGTTTTTAATAATTCAATAGCATCTTGCGAATTTTCTATTAAATAGATATAATTGTTTTTTACTGCCTCACATAGTGCAATATCTTTGTTACATAAATTATCAATAAATTGCAAGTATTTTTTAAACATTTTGTATCCATTTTTATACAGTTTATAATAATTTGTTGTTTTTAATTAAATTTATACTAATTAGGTAAAATTATTCTATATTATATACAGTTAAATTATTTAACAATAAATGAGGTTATTTTTTATGGATGATAAAAAAATTGTAGTAGATTTTAGAGGTGTTTTATTGAAGCATTCTGCTTTTGTAAAGCGAGGTGATGTTTTTGTTAATGTTCAAATAAAAACAAAGGAAAATGGGGTTCCTCAAACATTATTAAAGCCATTTGCTGATTATGGTGTTGAAAACTTGATGCCATTATTTTCTGATTTTTTACCATGGGATAAAGTTGTTTTACATATGGATGATTATCAGTTATATTTTAATATAGATTTTGCAACAAATCCTATAACACAAGATGGTGGAATAATGTTTGATGCTTATCTACATAATATAGTTGCTAAGAATAAATGTAAAGGCGATTCCACTTGTGTTGAATATGAATTTAATTTTGTAAAAAATATTGAAACTATGGATAGTAAAACAATTGCTTCATTTTTGAAACATAAAGAAAATAAAGAATATGTTGAATATCCTGTTACATTAACACAAATAGACAAATTTGTATTAGGCGTTAACCAGTCAACAGAAACACAAGCAGAAGATTCTGATAATTAATATATCATTTACAATATAAAGTAATTAAATGTGCTTTATATTGTAAAAATACCTACATATTATGTAGGAAACACGGAATCACAACCAAATATTTGAAAAGTCAATATTTCAATCCCTACTGGTGTAGGCAATAAATTATTTTTATAAAAACCTATTTAATAACGGATTTGAACATAATACGGCTGCTGATAATTTTTTCTTTTTCTTTGTTGATTGCGTATTAAGTTTTTTTACAGTTACTTGTTTTTGTATAGGCACATCAATTTGTATACTAGAATTCGTAGTAGTTTGTTCATCATTGATGTTATCATCTTCTATATAATTTTTTTTCTTTGACATATAATATATGTTTATATAGTTTTAATAAAAATATGAAAGCTATGCATTATTGTCTGTTGTATAAACTTGTTTTATACACAGGTAATACAATGCATTTTTCAAAAATATTAAATAATGAAACAAATTTTTACAATACCCTGAAAGATAGTTCAGGAAAAACATTAAAAAAAGAAAGTGTTACAAATATAGCACCTACTGTTGATATCATTAAATTGAATGCTGGTTATAATTCATATTATTATTTAGAAAAATATAAAAAAACAAAAATAGTATTGCATTCCACTGTTGGCGTTCTTTCTGGTGATATATCTACGGTTACTAAAAAAAATGAACATATGAGTGTATCATATGTTATAGATAGAATGGGTCATATATATGAAACATTTTCTCCTGAATATTGGTCATATCATTTAGGAACTGGTTCTGCTGGTGGAAATACATATTGCTCTAGAGAAAGCATAGCAATTGAATTATCTAATTATGGTCCTCTGAATATGGTTGGTAATAATTTAGAAACTGTATATTCAAGATTAAAATACACCGTAGATGGAAAAACAAAAATATCAAATCCTGATGTATATTGTAGCTTATCTGATATTAATGAATATTGTAAGTTATCTTCACCATTTAAAGATAAACAATATTTTACAACGTTTACGAATAATCAATATAATTCGTTAAAAGTATTGCTTTCATTTCTATGTACAAAATTTAATATAAATCATAATTTACTACCATTAAATCAACGGTATAGTGTGTTTACAAATGATACCGCAAAAAAATATAATGGTATTTGCTCTCATTTAAATTTTAGAGCAACTGGTAAATGGGATTTAAGTCCTGATTTTGAATGGACTAATATCATTTAATATTAGTTGTTTATTATTTTTTTAATATGATTTTCAACAAAAATATATTCCCAATTAAATGATACATTTTTTGTTTTTTCTATAGCCATGATTAATGTTCCTGTTCTGTTTCTATATACTTCAATAGAATCGTAATTTTCTGTTGATTTTATGGTTATTACAAAATCAGCATATAACTTACCTTTTCCTTCATGTTGCATAATTGAAATATTTTTGCATGTTTTTGCATTTTCTTGTAATATTTTTATAATATTCATTTTAAATTCATATTGTTTTTTATCAATAAGAAGTTCTTTAAAATCATCATTAATTAATTCTGTGCTCATGTAGTATAATTTAGTATATTTTTTGTTAAAAATACGCAAAATATTGTAAAAAAATGTTGTTTTTATATATTTATTTTATTATATTTATATACATATTAAAGTGGTGGTTTATATTGAGGAAATTATTATATTTTGATGACAGTACAAAGTTATTAATTAAAGAGATAGAAAAATGTGATTTATTATCAGAAAAGGAAGAAAAAACGTTATTTAAAAAATATAAAATGTCGAAATCTTCTATAGAGAAAGAAAATATTAAGACTATAATTTTAAAATCTAATTTTAGATTTATTTGGCGAATGTCTGCTGAATATCATAAAATAACAGGAATTCCCGTTGTAGATTTTTTTTCAGAAGGTAAAATAGGATTACTAGAATCATTTTATGATTTTGATTCAACAGCAAACATAAAATTTATTTCTTGGGCAGTGTGGAAAATTAGACAACGTATGAGTACATTAGTCAGTACTAATGATTTGGTATATATACCGACGGTAGTTAGAAAAAACGCAGTAACGTCAATAAAAAATAATAAAGGTATACAAACAGGATCTCATGAAGAATATGCCTTACATGCGTTATCCGAGCCAATATCATTCGATATGCCAATCACTAATGATGTACATACAACATACGCTGATATAGTTAGTGATCCTAAATATAATCAAGAACGTGATAGTTGTATGGAATCTATTCATAATAATATAGTAAGTGCCTTTGATGAATCATTGGATATAAACGAATCTTCTGTTATGAGCAAAATGTTTGGGTTAAATGATTACAAAATGTCTATAACCGATATTAAAAATGAATTACATACATCAAAAGACTATATTCGTAATATTAAAAGAAAAGCGATATCTAAATTACGAAATTCAAAACGGTTAAAAGAATTAAATGAAATAACAAAATAATTTTGGGATTTTTATGGGAAAAATATGGAATTTTATAAAAAATAAAGTATATTTTAAACATAAAAATATAAAAAATAAAAATATTGGAGTACATACAATGGAAAATACATTAATATATAGCGATGATCCCGATTTAAACGTTACTGTGGCAGATAATGAAGGTGATGCTAGGAGTGGGCGAGGAACAATGAACCCACAATTGGCTGCAAGTTTAGCAGCAAAACAAGGTGCTGGAAAAGTAAATCCTTTAGCTAATCAACAACTTAAAGCACCACCACAAAAATTATCACCAACATCAATACAACCATCGATGATGCCACCAAATAATCAACAAAATATACCCCAATATTCTGTTCCACCAACGGGTATGCCACAACAAAACCCTTATATGCAACAACCACCACAATATGCCCCACAACCTTATATGCAACCCCAACAGCCACCTATACCAGACCCATACTATCAAGGTGGTTATTATCCACCACAAGATAATAGCATACCACCTAACATAGCACCAGCATTACCAAATTATGAATTAATTTTGCTTAATAATATTTATCATTTATATATAGATTTACCTGGATTAAATAAAAATGATATAAAAACCAATTTTGCTAGTAATTTATTAACTATTAGTGGTGTTAGACAATCTATGTGCGAAGTGTTAAAAAATAAAGCAAAAGGTAAAAAAGGTAAAAAACCAGAATATCAAGCACAGGCATATATGCCAGCATTTATGCTTGGTAAATTTAGTTTTACATTTACATTTGATAGATATGTTGATGAAAAAAATATATCGGCTGATTATGTAAATGGTATATTACATATAACATTAGGTTTATTATCATCTGTATCTGGAATATCAGTTTCAATAGGATAATAGGAAAATATATTATGAATACAAAATTAATAGTGTTTGAGGGTATTGATAATTCAGGAAAAACCACATTATCAAAATTATTACAATCAAAATTAAATAATTACATATGGTCAAAAGAACCAATATTTACTACGGAAATAGCAGATCAATTAAATTCAGAAAACTGCAAAGATCAATATAACAGAGAAGTTCTATTTTTAGAGAGTAGATTAAATAAGCAAGATTGCTATAAAAATAATAATGTGATTTTAGATAGATATTTATGGAGTGGATTATCATATGCAAAATGTTTTTCTCCAGATACCTTTAATTTTGTAAAAATATTATATCAAAATTATAGACTATTTAAAAAACCTGATATAACCATATTTATTGATACTCCTGTTGAAATTTGTCAAAGTAGAGAACCAGAATTAACATTAGATCGGTTGAATAATATAAGAAATGCTTATATTGAAACAGAAAAATATGTTAATACACCAATAATAAAAATTTCTGGTACTGAATCTATTGATACTTTGGTTGATATTTTATATAATAAAATAATATTGGTATAATATGAAATTCTATACAAGCGATCTGCATTTTGATCATAAAAATATATTGCGCCTATGTAATAGGCCGTTTAATTCTATTGAAGATATGAATGATTCTTTAATAAAAAATTGGAATGACAGAATAACAAATACAGATGATGTTTATATTTTAGGTGACATATGTTTTGATTTTAATAGATTTATATATTTTTTAGAAAAACTTAACGGTAATAAACACATAGTATTAGGAAATCATGATCCTAAAAATATACAAACTGCTAATATAAAAAATACTGAGTTTCTTCCTTTAATATATACATGTTATGATAATAATCATAAGATTGAATTATGCCACTATCCAATTTTTGAGTGGAACGGATTTTATCGGGGTTTTTATCATTTTTATGGTCATTTACATGGAAGTAGAAAATCGCATAATGATCATGCCTTTGAAGTTGGTGTAGATTGCCAAAAATATACACCTAAAACCTTTGATGAAATAATAAATAATTAATGTTTACCACAGTTGCATGATTTTTTAATTTTACCAACAGCAGTTCGAACAACGCTTCCAACTTTATATGCTACTGCTAATCCTTTAGTTTTATATGCGGGTGGAAGCATCCACATATAATCTAAAATTTGTGAAAAATCTGCTGATAATTTATCAATTGCTATAATTCCAGTATATACTATTCCATTTTTATTTACATATTGAAAATCATTAGCATTTTTTCCACTTGGATAATATTCTAAATCGGTTTCCGATATTTTTCTTTTTATTAATCTCACAAAATTAGAACATACTGGGCATTCAGTATCATATAATAATCTTGGTTTTTGCATATTTTACCAACCACGTGATATAAAAAACTTTGGTTCTGTTTTACATATTACTTTGGGTGTGGTATCTGTATATTTTTTATTACCAAATGCATTTTTATTAGATGCTACTACAGAGTAGGGAGCACCAAAAACATCTTCAAAAAAATCAGACACTTGTGAAATGGCATTTTCAGATCGTTGGTCATGTGCTTTTTTCATTGGTTCATCATCAACAACAGAGTTATTAAATGCTTCCATTTTAGGAGAATCATTGAATAATATTACTTTATGTATTTGATTTGGTGATACAGTATCCATTGTTTCTAAATCATCATCATCAAAATGATATTCAGGCCAAACACCATCTTGATTAGTTGCATATTCTTTTTCATTTTTTGTTGGTTTTGCAACAGTAATCATAGGACCATCTGTATTTTTAACAATAAATACTACCGGAATATTATCTGTATGATGTACAAAATCCCCTATTTTTCTAGGATTATCTATTCCTAATCCATAATTACATTCCATTTTAGCAAATTCTTTTTTTATTTTAAATGAATTTCCTAAACCAAATTCCATTATTTTATCACAATCTTCATTATCAATATTATCATCATTTTCAGAACCAAAAATAGCATCTTTATTATTTTTTACGTTTGATGCAGAACCAGAAATGTGAGCTATTACAGGATCTGAATTTAAATTATCGGTACCAAATCCGGTATCAATAAATAATGCATCTGGTGATACTTCGGTATCATCATCATTATCGTCTATTTCATTTTGCCTAAATTCAACATTTTGTACAAGTTGTTTTAATTTTTCCATATCATCAAACATAAAAACCTCTGTATAATAACAGTTTATATATTTTTTATTTTTCTGAAAAATGCTCAGAAAATGCTCCTAAAGACAATTGTTCTTTTACTGCATCTTTATCTGCAATAAAATTCATAGCATCGGTTTGATATTTTTTCATATCTTCAGTTAATAAAATATTTTCTATAGATAGCATGAAATCCATAGGTTCGTTGTTACCATAGTAATATGTGCTTGCCATGTAAAATAATATCCATCCCAAACTAGATACATGATCATCATGGTTTCCACCACTAGCACCCCAAGTATGTTGTGTTAATTGGGTATATGACATTAATTCTTGAATTGTATTATCATCGGTTAATTGAGCATATCCACGTTGAATATATGTTTTCATTAACAAAATAGCATTTTGTTTTAATTGATTTGTTACATATAAACCTCTACAATATTTATCAAAATTAACTAAATTTGGATATTGAAATGTGTTAAAAAATATACTATATGTCATTTGTCCTGGTCCATTATATTCAATAATTAATGGTGGATTATAATATAATTTTAATATTTTATATGAAAATGCACAAAAATCGTTTATTTCCAATACATTTGATGAAACTGATGCAACTTGTATAGCTTTGATGTTTGATTTAGTAAGACATATTTGCAATACGTGATAATCTTTTCTTATACCATATCCAGTATCAATAGATGCTACATATAACCAACCATTTGCTTCCATTTTCTGTAATTGTTCTGGAGGATAATACAAACGAACCGAACAGTTTTTTGCAAATAGTTTTGCTTCTTCTGTTACATAAGGTAAAACCATAGGATCTTTTGCTTTTAATGTTTGTAAAATTTTATAATCTATTAAGGTGATAGACGATCCAATAAATTGGCATTCATATTCTTGTAAGAAGGATTGCTCACCGATACGGAGTTTTTCTTCTTCTCCCCAATCATTTGTTCTATCTGGAACTTCATTCCATATTACAGTAGATCTAACATATTTTACTTGTAGTTGTTCAGGTGTAGCTGTTGATTCATCTACTGCTTTTTCCCACATTCTATAAAATGCATTTAATCCATTTGGAGTAGATGTTATTATAACTTTAGTTGTTTTTCCTGATGATATTGATGGAAATACTGAATTCATAAATAACTCGGCCATATTTGGTCTAATAAATGCAAATTCATCTAGATATAATAAATTAGGAGACAATCCACGTATACCATCGCTTGATGTAGCAGCAACAACTATTCTAGAGCCGTTGCTAAATTGTATAGACATTTTATTCCATAACTTAACACCTGGTTGTAACCACATGGGTAATGCAATATAAGAATCTCGTAAAAGTTGCAATTGTTCTTTTGCTAACATTAATTTATTAGCTAACATTGCTGTTAATTTATCTTTATGAAAAATAGAATACCATAATATGAATCCACGCACAACAGTGGATTTACCAACCTGTCTACTCCATCTATTAATATTAAATCTATATTTAACAAATCTATTTAATGCCTTATCTTGAAATTTCCAAGTCTTGAACAATTGCATTCCATAATCTTTAGTATTTATATATACATAAGTATTTATAAAGTATATTGGGTCTTGAGCACATTTCTTTAGTTCTATAAGTTGCCACGGCTTATATGTGAATGTTTCATTAGCATCACGTAAATTTGTTATTCCATTAAATGGCATAAATATTCCTCATTTAAATAGTTTATAATTATCTTGATATGATTGCGGTTTTTTATTATATTTATGATTATTATGATATACACAATTATTATTCCATACATGAATAGCATGTCTAATTTTCGAAAACGAAATTTATTTTATGTAATAGAAAATTATATAAAGATTTTTAATGATGCCAATATATGCATAGTTGAACAAACAACACCAGAATTATTACAAACCGAGCTATTAAATAAATATGGAAACCGCATAACATATTTTTCTTGTGATTTTGGTGAAAAATTTCATAAAACAAAATTATTAAATTATGCAATAAATAAAATAGATAGTGATGTTTATATCATGGGTGATGCTGATGCATATGTTGATTCCAATTGTATATATTCAATAAAAAATGATATTAATAAAGGATCATTAATATATCCATTTTCTTCTGTTAATTATTTAAGTGAATATGATACTCGTAATATGTTATTTAATAATAAAATCAGTTATAGCAATCATGGTATAGTTATAACAAGGCAGACTGGTTTGGTAAATGCGTTTACTAAAAAAACATATGAGATTGTTGGTGGATTTGATGAATGCTTCACGGAATGGGGTGCTGAAGATGATGCCTTTCTAATAAAATGTAGAAGACTTATATCACCTATATATAGAAATATAAGACCGAATTCCGTTGTGTATCATCTATTTCATCCAAAAATAAATACCCAAACATATTTATCACAAATAATATATAAAAATAATAGAAAATATTGCGCGTGCATTAAAAGAATGAGTATAGATGATTTAACTGATTATGTTAATAAAAAAAATGATATGAACTATTATATTAATAAATATGAAACTATGGGTAAATTAAATACAGAATTTAAATGGGAGTGTACACCAAAAGGTGGTTTAACGATAGATACTACAATATATGATATAGATGATACTACAAATATGAGTTTTACTAAATTACTTAATATTATAAATGAAGAAGATGGAAAAGAATATGCTATAAATTTTATAAAAAATATTATTTTTAAAATTCCTAATTTGACAGATGAACAAGTAAAGGAACTTAATTTATGGATGATATAAATTATTTTATAGCTAAAGATCTTGTATCTGATGATGATTCTAAATTTTATCAATTAGGATTAAATATTGCTACCCTTTATCATAATATATACTACGTTCCAGAAATATTGCCACTTAATAGTGTTGTTATAACACAATGTGGAGATGGTCGTATAATAAAACCGTTAGTTGATACAAAGAGAGAATGGTGTTTTATACATGACTATTCACAAGCGTATTTAGATTATGTTAATTTAGATAAAGTTACTAAAGTATTTACCTTCGGTAATAATGCTAAACAAATAAATAAACGAAATATAAAAACTTTTTCATCATATCCTATCAATTATAATTATCATAAATTACCTAGAACAAATTCTATAATTATTGTTGGTGAATATAATGAAGATGCTGACCGTTTTTGTTTAGATATTATTAAAAAGGTATCTATAAAAAATGCTAAAATTTTATTGTGTTTATATACAAATAATTGTTGTAATGATGAGTATTTGACAATATTAGTTGATAAATTAAAAACATACGATTATGAAGTTGAATTATATAGTAATCTATCATTAGAAATGTTATTTTTTTATATGAGAATATCTGGATATTTAATACATTATGGAACCACAGATTATGGTATGCTTGGTGCATATTGTAATTTAATGCATATTAAAGAAAACGTACCATATTATAGCAACGTGGAATATAATATACCAACAGAGCTAGATACATTTATAAACGAGGTTTTATGATAGAACATAAAAAAATAATAATAACATTGGAATCTGGTAGAACGCATATATTCTTATCAAAAGATACTGTTATTATTCAGATATATAATGATTTAAAACAAGCAATAAATAATGATACAACTAAATTTCACGAAATTATGGATGCATCAAACACTTATAAATTAATAAAAATTGCTGATATTGAATCTATAGAAATGATTGATTGTTAACATAAAGGAACACCTATGAAAAAACTAAATAAAATAGAAAAAACAATAAAACTTTTTGAAATATTATCTGCTGTATATACTATATATACATGCGCATCATTTTTGTTAAAGGATCGTTCAAATGCCAAAAAATAATGTAAACCACGGTAATATAATATTTATTTTAAAAAACATTATATATGGTTTGTTTATTATAAATTTACTACGGATGCTATACAAAACATGGAAATATGGTGGTGTTGAAAAAATATATGATACTAAATATAACTATAGTACACATAAAGAAACATCATATGAATATGATAAGTCGTGTGATAAGTCGTCTCCGTCAGATGAATGCAATGGATAGGAACCAAAATGACCAATAGAACCAAAATGAACACTACAGAACCCGATTTATCTAATATGCTATTGAAAATAGATATTAATGCTACTAAATGGAAATCTTTTAATACTATTGAAAAAATAAAATATTTAAAGGAAAAAATAATAACTGATGATAATAAGCAATCGTTATCTGTTATAAGTAGTATAACAAATACAGTATGTTCCCTTGTAAAAAGTAATACAACATCTAATATTTTGCGTGATTATATGAATATTATAGAAACTGGTGTTGGTCTATTTTCTACATCAATGATATTAAATAATATGTTTGTTTCTAAAACTGTTGAAATAAAGCATGAATATGATAAAATTGCGCATATGATGAATATTAAGAGTGGAATACATGTTACCCCATTTGATATAAAGGTTACCGCAGAAATGTGTAAGTTATTTTGTCAAATGCCACATGATATACAGACAAAATATGATATCGAATTCATAAACATAGAATATAATGATTCTACTGATGATATATTAGATTCAAATGGAATACATACTGTTAATATTGTATTTAAATATATGAATATTATAATAGGATCAGAAATACAGTATTTAATTAATAAAGCAAATAATAATGGACAAGAGAGTTATTCAACTTTTGTATTATTATTTTCTACTGTTGATTCTACTGATATATTAATGAATATTGATGATATAACAAATAATATTCAAAAACTTATATATACATATTATTTATCAACCATAGATATCACTAGCAATTATATAGCAATAAAAAATTCTAACATCTCTATATTACCTAGACAAGAAATAAAAATAAATATTCATAATTTTGATATTGATTCAACTGTTTCTCTAATGAAAAAAGTATTAAAAAATAAATATAGACGTGGATATACATTTATGGGAGATCCTGGAACAGGTAAAACGGTATCAATTCATAAAATAATGATGAATTTTTTGGATATTCCTATTTTTTGGATATCTAGTGATAGTTTAATAAATAGTGAAAAAATAAGAGCGGTGTTTAGAATATTAAATATGTTTCCGGGTTCTATATTTATATTTGATGATTTGGATGGTTTAGATATGTCATATAAATCACAAATAACAACTACGTTTATTGAATGTATAGATGAAACAAATTCTAGTATGTTTAATGGTATAATAATTATGGCAATAAATGATCCTAAGAGAATACATCAAACAATTTTAAATAGACCTGGTAGAAATGATGAAATTATTTTTATTGAAAATCCAAAGACCATAGATAGTGTTTTAGATATTATAGTTCAACGATTTTATTTATCTAATATTAATGTTCCTGATTGGATAAATATAAACAATACAGACTTTTGTGCTTCGGCAAAAAATATAATAGATAATATGTTGACACACGCTCACATATCTACTATCATTGATGATATTTTACACTATGATAAAGATAATCTGACAATTGATGTATTAAATGATGGTATAAATAAAAGAATAAAAAGTATAGAAAATGCAACATTATCTGTTATAAATGGACATATTCAAAAAAGTAAATCCAATGATTTATTATTGAATACTACAGGAAGTATAAAAAATGATGCATTTTTGTAATTATAAATATTATATATGTAAAAATATTTTTACATATGTAAATTGATGAAATTTAGGCAGTTTGGTTTAACGATAATCGCTAAACTATTGGTAACTAAAGAGATTAAAAATTAAGGTGTTTATGCAAATAGCGAATTATAAAGTGGTTTTTCAAGAAGTTCCCGATGAAATATCTATAGCGTTTATTGTTACGGGTTGTTCATTACATTGTAAAGGTTGTCATTCTTCTGAATATTGGAATAATGTAGGTACTGAATTAACGGTAGATAAATACCTTAATATTTTGAGTAAAAATGAATTATCAACGTGTGTAGCATTTTTTGGTGGTGAATGGACTGATGAATTACCATTATTTTTAGATATCGCATTAGAAAAAGGGTTTAAAACGTGTTTGTACACTGGTGAAACTGAAGTTAGTGATATATTATTAAATAAATTACACTATTTAAAAACGGGACCATGGATTGAATCTTTAGGTGGTCTTAACAGTGAAAACACAAACCAAATATTTAGAAATTTAATAACTGGTGAAGTTTTAAATTATAAATTTTTAAATAAAAAATAACAACAATATATTGACTATTTTATGCGACTTAAATAGTCTGTTTTTAGGTGTCGCTTTTATAAAGGAATAAATATGCTTGACTTAAATGAAACTGTATTAAAAGATATAGATAATTTTATACATAATTATGCAAAAGCAAAAAATGCTGCCGATGGTAGTGAAATAGATGCTAATGCTAATGTAACAACAAAAAACATCGCCACGCTTGAATATGAAATGTATAAATCATATACGGCACAATTTAATAAATTTATTTTAAAAAATAAAATTAATGAATTGTTTGGAGAAAATTTGGGTGATGAATTTATAAGACAAATAAATGAGCATGAAATATATTTACATGATGCTAGTTCTATTAAAAACTACTGTGCATCGATTACAATGTATCCATTTTTGCAATATGGAATGACACATCTGGGTGGTGATTCTGAACCACCAAAGCATTTATCCAGTTTTGCCGGATCGTTTATTAATTTAATTGGCGGAATAACATCACATTTATGTGGTGCTGTTGGTACAGTTGAATTTTTAATGTATTTTGATTATTTTTCACGAAAAGATTATGGCGATGATTATTTAGAAACAAACAAAAAAGATATTGATCAATATTTACAACAAATAGTATATTCATTAAATCAACCAACCGCCATTCGTGGATATCAGTCTCCATTTTGGAATATATCATTATTTGACAAAGAATATTTTAATGCTATATTTGGTGAATTTGTTTTTCCTGATGATGACTTTACTAAACCTGACTATGATAGATTACATAAATTACAGGTATATTTTATGAGTTGGTTTAATAATGAAAGAACAAAAAAATTATTAACATTTCCTGTTATTACTGCGGCTGCTTTAACTAAGAATGGTAAAGTTAAAGACAGAAAATTTGCAAACTTTATGGCTGACCAGATGGCAAACGGAAACTCATTTTTTGTATATTTAAGTGATAATCCAGATTCATTATCATCGTGTTGTCGATTAAGATCTGAAGTTACGTCAAATGTTTTTAGTAATTCATTGGGTGCTGGTGGAATAGCAACAGGATCTATGAATGTTATTACTCTAAATTTTAATAGAATGATTCAGAAGGGTAATGATTTAAAAACTCAAGTAGAAAAAATACAGAAATATCAAGTAGCATATCATGCCATTGCGATGGAACGAATTAATGATATGAAATTATATCCAATATATGATGAAGGATTTATAGATCATAATAAACAGTATTTAACCATTGGATTGAATGGTATGGTTGAAGCGGCTGAATATTTAGGTTATAATATTTCATACAATGAATCATATGTTAATTGGCTGGCTGATAATCTAAAAACTATTTATGATATTAATAAAGAAGGCCGTAAAAAATATAACATTATGTTTAATGTTGAGTTTGTTCCCGCAGAAAATCTTGGGGTAAAAAATGCAAAGTGGGATAAACAGGATGGTATAATCTCGAATCGTAATTGTTATAACTCATATTTTTATCGTGTTGAAGATGATGACATCAGCCCAACAGATAAGATATTATTACATGGAAAAGAAGTTGTACAATATTTGGATGGCGGTAGTGCACTACATTTAAATTTATCAGAATATTTATCAAAAGAGGCATATATAAAATTATATGATGCTTGTGCAAAAGCTGGTTGTAATTATTTTACCACTAATGTTAAAATAACAATATGTAATAAATGTGGTTATATCAATAAAAATACAGAAAATCATTGTGTTAAATGTGGATCAAATAATGTTGATTATGCTACACGTATTATTGGATATTTGAAACGCATTTCATCATTTAGTACTGATAGGCAAGAAGAAGCAAAAAAACGATCATACACCGCATTATAATAAAGATAAAATATAAAATAATAAAAAGATCCAATAAGGATCTTTTTTATTTTATTAACCGTATTAATATCAATATTGTATTAATTTATTTAATGACAATAAAAATGTATTTAAATATGATATTTCATCAAAATTAATATTGAAATCAACATTAATTTTTTCTTGTGTTTTTCTACTTGTATCAGATATGTTAATATGCCCAATTTTATAATTTGTAAATATAATTTTTAGTGTAAGATGCTAAAAATAAACTATCAAGCTCACAAACAAAACCATTAGTTTTACATATCTCTCCTATATTGTTTCTTAATATATGTAACTTAGTTGTATTTTCAATCATAATATTTGAAATAGTTTCAATTAAATTCTCAAATGATAATATAAAATCATCAACGTTTATAGAATATTCCATGTTTTTATAATTATAGATTTCTTTTATTAATATTTCTGTTTTTATACCATCACATATTCCTTGTGGATATGATGTTGTAAGTATAATCCGTTTGTTTCTACTTTTAACATGTAATAATAAAAATATTAATTCATTAAAATGATATGAAATATGGTTTTCACTTGCGGTTTTATCTTTAATGCTGGTATCATGTTCAAATGATATTTTATTAGCATAAGGTTTTGTTTTTAATATGTTATATAATTCGTTTTTATATTTTTCTATTCTTTCTTCAATAGATATAGATTTGTTGATACAGATATCCATAATTCCTCATTGTAATAAATCTTGTATATTTTTTATAGAACATTTTATAGACTCTATTTCTTTTAAAATAAGTTCTTTGTTCACGCTTTTATCTTTTTCTTGTGTTGCTATTAAATCAAAATTATGTGAAATCAATATTAAGTGTTCTAATGTATTATATTTTTTATATTGATTAATAATATTTGTCAATGATGTTAAACAATCAATATCGGAAATGGTATTTACTATTACTGCTTGGTTTTTAATGGAAAATATAAATTTTGATATGCATATATTTTCGTTTTCTGTGTTATTTGTATGTATTTCAATAGAACCATTGAAATCATTAGCAGCATAAGTTAATGTTATTTTTGATGTTGTTCCTGTTTTAGAAATAACAGTAGTTAAATTATTTTCAGTAATTAATTGAAATGTATCATTTTCTAAAATATAGTTAAATATGTTATTTAAATATGTTTTAACAATATCAATTGCATTTATATTATATTCTAAGGTAATCATATCATATAAATTATATTTATTTTACCTTATTTTTCCATAAATTTTCAACATCTTCTGGTGCATAAACATCGGTTGTATTTACGTGATGTATATCAAAATCTATATTTAATTCAGATAACGCGCTTTTTATTCGTTTTTCTTCTTTTTCACGATCATCAAAAAACACAACATATGTTGGTGTGTACTTATTAATAAGATTTTTTATTGTATTTATTTTATAATCAAATGTTGATTCTGTTGAGTTCACTGGTTTAAAATAATATTCATCAAAAATTAAATCACCACGATCACAGATTTTCAAAATTTGTGGTTCAAATGCTTTGGTTCTTCCTGTTAATAACACAGTTGTTATATCTAAAGAATTTTGGGCATCTTTCGCTTCATTGTATATATCTGGTATAAAAGTGCTATTTTTTATAAAAGGTTCAGATAATGTTTCTGGATCTTGGAACCAACCATAACCATTTTGTTCTTTTGTTCCTTTTACTTTACCAATTTCAGATTTCCATATTTTAGGATTTGGCATAGGGGAATTAAATAATGTACCGTCAAAATCAAAAATATACAGTATGTTTTGTGCTTTGATATCATTATCAATAATACTGTTCTTGTGTTTCGAGGTTTCCATTTTTGTTTTCCCATTTTGTTCTAAATTGTTGAGCCGAATCTTTAAAGTAAAAATCATTCAAATATTTATCTAAGTTAATATTACCAAATTTTTTACAATATTCTTCATATAGTTCTAATATATAATTTTTTTGATCTTTTGCAAACTGTAACATTTTGCTTTTTTCTATAGCTTCCATTAAATTTGGTTTGAAATTAATAGTTTTAATAAATTTTTCTATTTTGTTAACTGCCGTATCATTAAACATTATTTTTGGTATGATAGGGTGGCAATTATTTTCTACTAATTGCGACAATGGTGCCCATTTATAATCTTGTGTTTCATCGTCTATAATAGCTGGTATTTCATTATCAGTAATAGCAAAATATACATACATATGGTGTGTATTACCATCTGCACATTTTTCTGTTGTCATAATGTATATAGGTGTTTTTCTTATATTATATTTATATTGTGGAATACATGTTTCTTCTTTCAATTCTCTAATTGCGGTATGAAGAGGAGTTTCGTTTTCTTCAATAGTACCACCAAAAGGACACCATGTATTGGGATTAAATTTTGTTTCTTTGTTTCTTAAACCAACCAGAAAAGTTCCCGTTGGTTTATTATATAATAATATAAATCCACCGCCATGTAGCATATGCGTATCCCATTTTATTATAGTTTATATTGTTGCCTTTTTTATTTAATTTTGTTATATTATATATGTACTATAAGCTTAAACGCAAATTAACTGTAAAGGATTCATTATGAGATCAAGAAAAGAAATTAAAACTTTTATACAAGAACTATGCGATTCTAATAAAAATACCACATTAGATAATGCGAAAGCATTTGCTATATTTGCTCATGATTCTTTAGTTGATAAAGATAATAATAAAGTTATTGGCCATGTGTTTCGTGTTGTTGATACATTAAAATCTAAATATCCAAATGATGAGTTTTTACAAATATGCGGATATTTACATGATGTGATAGAAGATGGTGGATTTTTGTTATCAGATATAAAAATGTTTTTTCCTGAATATATTTGGTCTATACTTGATTGTTTAACTAGATATAAATTAGAAACAAAACAAGAATATATACATAAAGTATCTAGTAATTATTATGCTAGTATTGTTAAGATTGAAACTATTTCTGATAAGATAAATATACTTTCTCAAAAATTGAATAAATCTGAAAATGATAGAATTATTGAAGAAAAATTACATTCAGAATATATTTATTATAAAAATACGGTAATTGTATTAAAAAAGCCAGAAATTGTGTTTTTTTCATAGAATTAAGTTGTACATATATATAAACTTATAGTACATATTAAAGGATTATGTATGCCCATTTTTGAATCAATAAAATATTTTGGATCTTTTGCTGCTTCTATTATAACATTATTAACTTTGGTTGTGTTTGTATTAAAACCAATACGAAATCAAGTAATAAAATCGATTAAAAATTTGATAAATGATAATAAAGTTGAAGATGGATTAAAAAAGATAAATGAGTCAATAGAACAACTATCAATAGAATATAAAACCCAAAAAAAAGAAGTAGATTTAATAAAAGAACATTGTTTATGTACTACTCGTAATGCACTAACTAAGATATATGATGAATGCATGGATAATGGTTATATTAGTGATTATAATAAAGAAAATTTTATTTCGATGTATGATATACATATAAAACTTGGTGGAAATTCATATACACATCAAATATATGATGAAATAATGAAACTTCCACGAAAATCAACTAGGCAATAAACATGAATGCTTGTGGTTGCAATAAAACAAATAATATACCATGTTCACATGGTGTAAATCAAAGTAAAACGTTTGTTGCAAGATGTAATTCGTGTAATACCAATCCTCCACATTATAACCCGTTGTTTCCCCGTAGAACACCATGTGGTCCAATAGATAGTAAACCATGGGAATATACACCATCTAGACAATATCCTGCTCCTGTGTTATGTGATTGCCAATCTGTAATGCATAATACCGATAATAGTTGTTTATTTATTTCATCCCCACGGCAAGAACCGTATTTTGGTACATTAAAAATAATAAATGCAGTTCCTGTTAAACATAACCAGATGACTTATGTTAAGTATTCAGATGGTCGTTATGATTTAATTGCAAATGGTTATATACCAGATAATAAATATATTACAAATAATGGTCCTAAATGTGTTCCATGTGATGATATCCGTGGTAATATAACTAATAGTGAAGGTATGGATGTATTAAACTTTCAATTTAATAATTCTGATACTGGTGCTACATTTTAAAATAATTTTTTGAATATATCAACGAACTCAGATTTAGATATTTTTGTTGGTTCTTTTATATCTACATTATTAATATTTGTAGTATTAGTATTAGTGTTTTGATTTTCATTAAACTCATTTAAAAATAATGTATCTTTATACATATCTAATTCGGATTCATCATCATTAACAAAATGATATGGACTAGATTGCTTTAATTGTTCTAATGTATATAAAATATCATTTTTACCATACATTGGATCGTTAATAGCACGATTATTCAATTCATTAATTTTAATATCTAATGATGATAATTCATCAGCGGATGGATCAAATCTACCACCGCTTACCATTATTCCTAAAACACTTGATTCATTTTCCATTATATTATTTTTTAAATGTATAGGTTAAATTATCATTAATTTGTATATTGGTTTCTGGAGTATTAAAAAGTTCAGCATCGGTTAATGAATATTCTTTTTGTATTTTATCTGATATGTCATTTGATATTGAATCAATTACATCTAGTACGTCATCAACATCGTTGTATGATTTTTCACAAAGTGTATATGTACCATCAGCATTTTCTTTAACTTTTTCTGCTATTAAATGTGTTACTGGTGACACACACCTACCATTAAAGCCAGCTTCACAAGATCCAGATAATTCTTGTTTTAGTTTTAGTTCATCTTTACTATTATCTGTGCATCCTTGCATTCCCAGAATAGATAATGCACTTATCATTATTGGTATTAATTTTGTAGAATTCATACAATATATTCCTTTTTATTATAGTTTATATCATTTTACAAATGTTGTAATATATAAAAATATGAATTCAATATAAACAATATATTAGGTAATAATATGAAACATGTAAAATATATATATTATGCAATTGTAAATGTTTTTTATAGAATATTACAATTTTTTAAACTAGTTGATGTAAACAATAATTTATCATTGACTAATATTGCTTTTTATATATTTCTTTACAAAATATTTATAACTCCGATGGGTGAAATGACGGTCAATGATTTGGGAATAGCATTATCTATGGTTGGTTTATATTTTGGTAAAAAAATTGTTAATGCTGTTAAAGCTGTAAAATTAAATAATGCAATACCATCAGTTATTCATACATTAGGACAAAATATAGAACAAAATGTTATTGATCAATTAAATGTTAATGAGCAAACTTATAGTAATAATATAAATAATGATGAACCACCAGAATCAAAAACTGATGGATTGTAGGCAAAATGACCCCCTTTTTCTATGTTAGAACTATTGAAAAATGTATAATTGCACTACTTGATGTTTTTAATAATGTGCGAATAAATAAATATACTGATATATCAAGAACATCGTATACAAAAACTGTTCATGTGCCAATTGTAACACACAATTCATCAAATTTTGCAAATTGGGTATCAACTACTAAAACTACCAAACCACTATTACCTGTACCAATATTTGGATTACGATATGAAAATATGGTATATGATGAAGTAAATAGAATACAACCAATGTATTTGAGAGAAATATTTTCAAAAGCTACAGAACAATGGTTTAGAACTATTCAACCCACACCATATGCGGTTACATTTAAGTTAACTGCATTATGTGATAACATGTCCGATTTTAATCAAATTAAAGAAAACATTATTCCATATTTTAATAAATATTTAACAATAAAAATAAAAGAATTTGATTTTATTCCTGATTTAGAAAGACCAATACAAGTAGAATTAACAAATATTGGTGATAAAATAGAAGATGAAGTAAAAATTAATGATAGCACATATCAGTGGTATACCGTCGATTTTTCATTAGTTGCACATCTTGTTTTATATAGACCATTTGCTATACCAGAAATGATAAAGTATGCACAAATGAATTTTAATATTGATGAATCAATTATACATTCTGAACAAATAATTGCATATCCAAATGAAATAGCAGAACAAAAACGTAATCTATGGGAAACGGTTGAAGAATCTATACGTGATGGATATTCATTATTAAAAACATTAACTCGAACTTTAGTAAAACGAGGAACTGTTAATAATGAGGATATGTATGATGATGCAACAATACAAACTAAATATTTAACACCAAATAATGAAGTTGCTATAGGTAAAGATGCCAATGGTAATCCATTGTATCAAGTTGTGGTAGATGATGTTGAACGACCAATTGAAGTACCCTCGTTTGATTTATTACATTTAACATTTGATTATGATACAGGTAATGAAGTTGATTATAGTGGATTTAATAGAGATTTTGTTGCTATAAATGATGATGGTCGTACATTTGTACCTGATATGTATCCAGTTAATGGACAAAATACGCCAGATGGCTATGATGTTAGCTCTTCTGTTGATTGGAGTAGAATATTAAATTGGTTTGGTGATAATGCAACAGGTGTAATAGAATCACCATATACATTTAAAGCTACTATACAATTTAAAGATGATATTGTTGGTGATACCATATTTCAATATCTGTCAAATACTGAAACCACATTAGCTGATGGAACTGTTATATCCGCTGATACTGTTTGGTTTGATTGGGGTATACTAGATTCTAAATTATATTTTACTTATCATACATCATCTATGTATAAAACGTTTGTTTCATCTATTTTAACTTTGGATAAAGAAACTATATATTCGTTTTATTTTGTATTATATAAAAAAGGTGAATTTGGTATATTTGGTATGAAAAATAATCTTTCTGATATTATGATTGTTTTAGATACAAAGGAAGATGTTTCATGAATAGAAATGAAATTGTAAACCAAAGACTAAAAAATAAAGAAATGAGAAACATTAGTATTAATGCGGCAAAGAAAGAAAATGTACCAAAATTAAAAATACAACCAATAACATATAATGATGTTATGAAATTGTATATTGATGATAGAATTTATGATGATATGAATAAAAAAATAAAAGATGAATTAGAAATAATGAAAACATCATCAACCAATAAAGCTAAACAATTACAAATAATGGAAGATTCTTTAAAAGGCAATCGTATATTATTTGATAAAGAACAAAACGAAAGTAAAAAATATAATTTATATAATACTTAATTTGAGGTATCCGTAATATGGGGAAGTTATCACGCGAAGATATGATTGCAAGAAGAACAGAAAATGCTAAAACACGCTATACTGGCGATTATGTGAATAATATAACACAAAAAACACCGGTGGTTAATGATAATATTAATACCGGTAATCATAATCTTAATCCTAAATTACAAAATATACAATTTCATCCCATTGATAATAAAAAACGTGCCGAAAAATTAGCGGAAATGGTTGAAAAACGAAAAATAAATAGAATACCCCATTTGCATAACGTAAACAATTCTCCAGCGTCTATAAAAAATTCATTAATTAATGAAGCTAATAATTTTATATTGTTATTAAAAGAGTTGGATAAATATGAAACCCTGTTATTATCAGCAGAAAATGATGATAAAATAGTTATACAAAATAAAATAACAGAATTAATAAAAACAATCAAACCTACTATACCCATAACACTATGATAAATAATAATTATGTTATAGTTTCATTGACATCATGGAAGAAAAGAATACAAAATGTACATATAATATTATATTCTATATTGTCTGGTACATATATTCCAGATAAAATTGTTATTAATTTAAGTGAAGATGAATTTCCTTTGAAAGAAAAGGAATTACCATCTGAATTATTGTTATTTAAAAAATATAATATTGTTGAAATAAATTGGGTAAAAGAAAATACAAAAGCATTTAAGAAAATAATTCCAACAATGAAGTTATACCCAAATTCTATTGTATTAGGTATAGATGATGATATTATATTACCTAAAACTACATTAGCTGATATGATTAATAAGTATTTATCAAATAACGGGGTTATTGCATATTTTAAATCAGAATACAAAAATATATCATATTGTACTACTGGATTTTGTACATTATATCCAGCATATTTATTTAATGAAAAATTCACATCAGTTCCACTTAATATAATACAGTGTGGTGCCGATGATGTATATTATTCAGTCGCTATACAAAAAGAAAATATTAATATAACATCTTTATATGATATTGATTTTTTAACTGGATATAATACATTAATTTTTATCACAGATTCGTGTTCTTTAAGTAATACGGGTAATATTAATATGGACGCTACATTTAAATTATCAACAGAATATTATAAGTAAGAGTTTTGTATGTTTGATGACTTAACAATATTTACATGTAACTATAATACTGATATATTAGTAACAATGCTAATCAAATCATTATATAAAAATATGCCGTTTTATGATGGTAAAATATTAATTTTTAATAATAGTAATGTAAATTCATTAAATATAAATACAAGTAGTGTAACTACTATAAACAACACGACCCAATCTATATTAAATTTTGATAATATATTTTCACAATATAAAATACATTCCGAATGGATAAATCATCCACATAAATTTGTATCTGCTCGCCATTGTTGTACAATTGATTACGTAATAAAAAATTTAATAAAAACTAAATATATGTTGTTAATTGATTCTGATATATTATTTAAGAAATCATTTTTACCATTATATCAAAAATTACAAAATTATAATACTATAGGAATGGTTGAAACTAATTCTATTGTTAAACCACACCGAATATATCCATACTTTTGTTTTATTGATGTTGATTTTGTTAAAAATCATAATGTTAATTATTTTGATCCATATAGAATGCGAACATTAACAACCATCCCATATGATACTGGTGCTAGTTTTTATATTGATATGAATAAAGAAAAACATAAATTTTTAAATATTATATTAGATAATTATGTAGAACATATGGGGTCTGCCTCTTTTGATTTTAGAAAAAATCCATATCTATGGTTATGGAAAAATAAAGAGTTATTTAATTATTAAAGGAATTTTAATCATATGTACGAAGATATAACATTAATTACATGTAATTTTAATCAACCAATTTTAACAATATATATGATTAAATCGTTTTATAAAATGAATCCTAATTTTAATGGCAAAATAATTATTTTTGATAATAGTAATAAAACAGAACCTATAATAGTATCAAATTCATTAATAACAACGGTTGATAATACGAGATCGCAAATATTAAACTTTGATAACTATTTAAATTCACATCAACATATTGATTGTTTATCACATAATGGATCATTTAAGCATTGTATGAGCATAAATTTTATTATAAAAAATTTAGTAACTACAAAATATTGTTTACTTGTTGATAATGATATATTATTTAAAACACCAATTACAGAGCTTTATAATAAATTAAACCAATATAATGTTATAGGATATATTGAACGTTTTAGATCATGGATACGAATTGTTCCATTTTATAATTTTATTGATGTTGAATATTTAAATAAAAATAATATAGAATATTTTGATGAAAATAGAATGTATGGCATAAATGGTATAAATCTTGAAAATTATGATACTGGTACTTCATTTTTAGAAGATTTGAATAAACTTAATACTCCGATATATAAAATAAATGTTGATAATTATATTGAACATTTACACAGCACTTTTCTAAACAAAAATATTTTTGATTTTTTAATAAAGAACACAATACTTTGGAATTAAATATGAATAATATTATATTATCAATGACATCATGGAAAAAAAGAATACAATATTTACCACAAATGTTATCATATTTCTTAGTAACGCAAAATGAATTACCAAATAGAATAATTATTACTTTATCAGAAAATGAATTTAAAAACAAAGAAAATGATTTGCCTATTGATTTAATTCTATTATTAAAATATACATACATTGAATTAAATTGGATTACTGATAATATATATTGCCATAAGAGACATGAAATATTTAAATCAATTACAAATGAAGATGTATTAATTTTAGATGATGATTGTTATTATCAACAAAACCTTATTGATGAATGTATAAAATTTAAAAATACATATAGTAATTCTATAGCTAATATATGTTTAAATTATACATCAGAGTTAAAATATAATGGTAAAAAAATGACATATTCATCACATGTAGACACTGGAATACCTAAAATACAAAATGCCTTTTTAGGTCAGTGTTTCATTCCTTATGGTACTTTTCCAACAGAATCTTTTAATTATACTTATATCAGAGATACGGTATGTAAAAAATGCGATGAATGTTGGTTGAAACCTTTTCTTATAAAGAATAATATAAAAATAGGAAGTTTACCATATTCATTTCCTCCTATGATTTCTGGTTCTCAATCTGATGCTTTAGTTTCTGAAAATTTTAAATGTGAAAAAAATGGATTAACATTAAAAAATAATAATCAAAATAATGTACTAGATGCGTTGCCTATTGAATATAAAATAGCGTGGAAACATATATACAGTGGATATGCAATTTAACTTTTTATATTATCAAAATGTTTTTTACATATGTTGTAGCCAGTATATCCTTTATATAATCTACCACCCATTGGTTCTATTTCATTAAAAAAACGAAGTTTAGATTCTTTCATATTATTATATAACCACCCTATTGATAAATTTAAATGTTTTGCACACCAAGCATAATAAGTATCATCCTCATTTGTATTTATTATTTCTTTATTTAAATGGTTAGAAATAAAAGGAACTAATTTTGATGTAGTATATAATGTACCACAACCAACTACACTATCAAACTCATATTTGTTCTTATTTCTATATAATGTAATTATATCCGTATTTTGTTTTTTATATGAATCTAAAATGGTTTCAATAAACAATCGTGGATATATAATATCATCATCAATAGAAATAATAATTGAATCTGGATATAATTCCATTGTAGGTATTATCTTCTTAAATGCTTTTGTATTTTCTTTTACCCAATTTATTTCAAATATGGTATATTTTTCTAATAATTTTAAATCTATCGGTATATGCTTATCTTGGAATTCATCTGTACTTAAATTTAATATTATTTTATCTGGTTTATATGTACCTTGTAATATTGATGATACCACGTATTTTACATTTGTTATTCTTTTCTTCCATGAGGTCATGGAAACTATAATTGGTATATTAAAATTTTCCATATGTTTTTGTTATAATATCAATTGTGTTTTTATTTGTGTATTGACCATTTGATAATCTATCTATATCATTGAAATGGCAAAAATATTTAGCACTTTTATAATTGGTAATTGGTGTTATATTTAATCCTAATTGCCTAATACACCAACTATACCAAATATCATCAGCATTACTATTTATTATTTCTTGTGTTAATTTTTCATATATAAATGGGGTTAATTTTGCTGCATCATATAAGGTACTATCACCAGTAACAAATGGTATATTATTTATTTTAGAATCCCACCATGTTATTATATTACCCGTTTCATTATATTTTGATACCATTTTTTCTAAGAAAAATTCTGGATATATAATATCATCATCAATAGAAATAACAACTGATTCTGGATATAATTTCATTGTTGGTATTATTTTCTTAAATGCTTTTGTATTTTCTTTTACCCAATTTATTTCAATTTTATTAGTTTCTTTCAACATCAATAAATATGTTGGTAATTCTTTATCTTTTAATAAAAATTCGTCTGTACTTAAATTTAATACTATTTTATCAGGGGGTTTAGTTCCTGTTAATATAGATTGTATAACCATTGGCACATTTTGTATTCTTTTCTTCCATGATGTTAATGATACTATTATTTGTTTTGTTTCCATATTGTTTCTTTTTATTGTATAAATTATATTTTTATTAAATTAATATAATCTATTTATATGACAAATAATAAAAAAATAACCGTTGTTTATTTTGCGTATCTTTTAGGAAACTGGGATGTTTTTTTGGAACAGCTTAAACTAGTAAAAGATTCTGGTCTGTATGATGATACAGATAACTTCTACTTATGTGCAACTATTAATGATGTTGATATATCAAAGTTATATGAAATTATAAATAAATATCCAAAAATAACCTTATATTATCATGGACCTGAAAATACATATGAATATCAGGGATTAAAATGTTTTTATGAAACGGCTGAAGATAATGCGTATAGTTTTTATTTTCATACAAAAAGCATATTTAATGACAACCCATTAAATATTAAAATAAGATATATTTTGCATAAAAAACATAATAA